GCTGCACCATGAAGCCCCCCGGCCACACCTGCCCGGCTATCGACCGGGCACAGTCCGCTCTCCGTCGTCTCGCGTGGCGCTGCGCGCACCCGGAGCACGTGGGCATCACGCCGGCCGAGGTCGTCGCCGAGGGCCTCGCCGCCCTTGAGCAGGTACGCGAGGAGAACCGGCAGATGCGCGCGGCGTACCACGCGAAGGTCAACCCATGAGGGCGCGAATCCTCGTCGGCGACTGCCGCGAGAGCATGGCCACGCTTGAGGCCGAGAGCGTTGATGCCGTCGTGTGCGACCCGCCCTACGAGCTCGGCTTCATGGGCCGGAAGTGGGACGCGAGCGGTATCGCCTATGACCTCGAGGTGTGGCGTCAGGCTCTGCGCGTGCTGAAGCCCGGCGGGCATCTCCTGGCCTTCTCCGGGTCGCGGACCTATCACCGAATGGCGTGCGCCATTGAGGACGCTGGGTTCGACGTGCGCGACCAGATCATGTGGCTCTACGGGAGCGGGTTCCCGAAGTCGCACGACGTGTCTAAGGCCATCGACAAGGCGGCGGGTGTAGCCTTCGAAAGTCGCCCGGCCACCGGCGTAGGCTTCATGGGTCCAGACGGTCCCGGTGGATACAACGTCACGAAGAACCAGCTGTCAAGAACGGGAGAAAGTACCGACGACGCCCGCCGCTGGTCCGGTTGGGGCACTGCCCTAAAGCCAGCGCACGAACCGATCTGCATGGCGCGGAAGCCGCTGGTCGGGACCGTCGCGGCGAACGTGCTGCGGTACGGTACGGGGGCGATCAATGTGGATGGGGGCCGCGTTGGAGATGAAGTGATGATCAACTTACCTGGCAGCACGAACGACCGTCTTGCGATGGGCAACGGGTGGCGATCGGACGCTCAACCCACGACGGCGATAGGCCGTTGGCCCGCAAACGTCCTGCACGACGGAAGCGACGAGGTGACCGAGGGGCTACGCGACGCGGCTCGGTACTTCTACACGGCGAAGGCGAGTGGAGAGGACCGCGACGAGATGATCGGAGACGTGCCGATAGGCCGACGTGCCGGCTTGGCTGGTGCCGACCGTGAAGGATCTCTCGATCCTCTCTCCGAACGATGGAGGACAGCTCCGAGAAGGAACGTGCATCCGACCGTGAAGCCCACCGACCTGATGCGCTACCTCGTCCGGATGGTCACGCCACCCGGTGGCCTCGTGCTGGACCCATTCACCGGGTCCGGTTCTACCGGGCGCGCCGCCATGCTCGAGGGGATGCGCTTCGTCGGGTGCGAGCTCTCGCCCGAGTACGCCGAGATCGCCCGGGCGCGCATTCGCTTCACGCTCGGGCCGCTCTTCGCGCATCTGGTCGAATAGTGATCGCGTGGCTAACCGTGGCGACCATCGTGCTGCTCGTGGGCGCGATGGTGCAGCTGCTCTCGCGGCTAATCGTGTGCGTGCTGCGCGCTATCGTGTCTCGAGCACGTCAACGTCGGCAGAGCGCACGTCGGTCGAGCAGTCTCCGCGGACTGTCTCGACCGTGAACTCTTGCCCCCACGCCTGACGCGCCTTCGCCACGGCACGGCGCCATACGCGACGTACCTGCGCGGCCTCGTCCTCGGCCTCGTTGCACAGCCGATGCGTCGTGACCTGCACACGCACCACGACGGGGTCGACCTCGACCACGTGCGCCGTCAGTGTGAACCCTTCGGGCCACAGACATTCGTGAAGCCGAGGGTCGGCGATGGAAAGCACCTCGCCGACCTCGACCGCACAGGAAACGTCTAGCCCTTCCACGGCGCGTAAGTCTTTCCGTCCCACGTGAGCGCCTGCCGGCTCTTCGCGAGAGGACGGTAGGGCTCGCCCAGGGAGACGTGAATCCACGACACCTTGCCGCCCGGCCCCTCAAGGATGGCCTGTCCGAACGGGATGCCGCTCTCCTTTACGATCCAGCGGAAGACTTCCTCGAGGGCCACGCCGGGCACCACGATGTCCGCGGCCTGCCCGCTCATGTGCTGCGAGGTCTTCGACCCGCCAACCGCCGTGTTCACGGCAGGTCCACGGAACGCGCTGTTGATCCTGACGGCGCCGAACTTTGCCCGGATCGGCTCGAGGACCGTGGTCGCCAGCGCCGTCAGCGCACCCATACACGCCTGCGCCTCCTGACGGTTGACTGCCTGGAGCGCCGTCTGCCCGGTGCGGGTCAGCTCATCGAAGGTAAAGTGCTCGGACAGGTTCACGGCTTCCTCCCTGCGGGCGCGGGCTTCTTCTTCGCTGCCTTCTCAAGCTTCTCGACGCGCGCGATCAGCAGCTCGGCGTCGAAGTCGTCGGGAAAGTCGGGCAAGGTCATGCGCGAGGCTTTGGCCTCGACCGCGGCGATACGCGCCTCGAGGGACGTGTGCGCTGCCACGCACGGCGGCGGGCTCACGCTAGGGACCTGCATCTTCGCGTTGAGCTCAGCCATCGCCAGTTCGTGCGCCTGCTCGGCCTGCTTGTTGGCGAGCTCGGCCTTCTGCTTCGAGCTCTGCGAGTAGAACTTCCACGCCGCGCCGCCCCCGAGGACCGCAACGACGGCGAGGACCACGCCGAGCATCCCACCTTCCTCGGCGCGCTGGGCGAGCTTGACGAGCTCCTCGGGTGACGGGGTAGCGGCCTGCGCCTCGTGGGCGATGAGTGCGGCGTCGTCCGTTACGCTCGCCACGATGGCGTCCTTCTCGGGCGTCTGCTCAGTAGCAGCCACCGCGGGCGCAGGTTCCTCGACGTGGATCGGATCCATCAGATGCCGCCCTCTTCGATGAGGATCTCGCAGTTAACGGACGTGTGCGACGGCGCGAAGACCGCCACCTGCGTCACGCCCGAGAACCCACTGATGCGGTTGCGGCTGCACTTCACGTGAACCGGATCGTCCACGCTGAAGTACGTCGCGGGCGCCGCGCCTCCGTCCGTCAGGGTCGGGTCGAAGCTGAACGCTAGCCCCTTCGTCGCCTTGTCGCGGTTGTGGAGCGTGATCTGCAGGCTCAGGCCCTGGGGAAGGAGAATGATCCGGCACAGGTTCGAGGTGCCCGGCGTCGTGGTGCTCGACACGTAGGGGTACTGCTTGATGCCGGAAAGGTCGAGAGCGGCCATGATGCCTCCTAGTCGAGCGCGTCGACGGTGAGCAGGTAGACGAGCTTGCCAGCGATCGCAAGCAGCTTGCGCCGCTCGGCACGGGTGATCTTCGTGCCTCCGTCGCCGTCGACCGCACGGGCATCCTTGATGGCGTCGAGGAGCACGAGCACCTCGGCCGGGAGCTTCATGATTTCGTCAGGGGAGAGGGGCATTGATCACTCCTGTGTGCGTGTGAGCCATCGCGGCGACGGTCGCCAGCTGGCGCTCGATCGCGTCGAGGCGACCCTCGATCCGGCGCTGGCCGGAGAGGATCTGCTCGATCTGCGCAGGGTCGGGCACGCTCGAGGCTTCGGCCTGGGACATCCCGAGGAGCCCACCACCACCGGCCATCGCTGCGCCAAGCATAAGGAGCGCCCACACAGGCACGGGAACGAGCTTCTGCGTCCACGCTGTCGGTGTTTCTGCGCCCATCAGACCCCCATCCGATGGCCCGATACTAGCGCATTACGCTCGGAAACGCACGACCAGAACGCCGTTCGCGTCGAGGCCCTCGCTCCAATCCTCAGCCCACGCCTCGACCGTTACGCCAGGTGGAAGGCGCGCGGCGTCCACCGCATACCCGGCCTGTAGATCGATCGTCACCACGTTCGGGTTGGCAGCGATCAGTGCGACGATAGCGTCCGTGCAGTCCATATCAGCGACCTCGACTTCCTCAGTCCACACATGCGGGAGCGTCCACCGCTCGGCGTCTGCCACCGATCGCAGAGACGGGGGAACGCCCAGGTACCACCCGACGCACCCGCGCTCGGATGCCGCAGCGGGCGCGCTTACGGCGTCGTCGGTGACGAGCCACTTCTGCGAGATCTTCATTTTACCACCATCAAGACGTATTGCCCGGCGACACCGTTCTGCCCGTTGGTCCCACCTGTGCCGGCGCCAGTTCCACCGGTACCCGCTGCGGCGCTGACGGTCCCGCCAATCGTGGTGCTCCGCGTGATGATCGCGACGAGCCCGCCGCCACCGCCGCCACCACCGCCGCACGACCCGGTGCCTACGCCGAGGGTGGCATTCGCACCGTTGCCACCGTTGGCGCTGATGTTCCCGCTGTTGGCGACAGTCGCCGCAGCGATCCAGACGATACCTGCACCGCTTCCGCCGCCGCCCGAGATGAAGGGCCCGCTCGTGTAGGCAGTGATCGTAATACCGCCGCCGCCACCGCCACTGCCGCCGTTGAAGGCGCCGAAGCTGCCGCGCCCATCCATGATGCGTCCGGCGAACTTCTGCGGCGTAGCGTTCTGCGGCGCCAATCCACCCTGCCCACCGTTACGCGTTGACGAGGCGCCGCCGTTCCCGCCAATAGGCGCCGTATTCGTACCGTTTAAAGAGCAGTTCGTATTGTCAATCGCGCTGAGCCCGGTCGCTTGGTTGACTGCGTTAAGGGACCACCCACTACCCGCATTCGTCCCCTGTCCTCCGAGGTAGTTACGCGCGACAAAACCGGTGCGGCCGACCTGAGTAGTCGCCGAGAAGCCATTGTCATCGATCGACCCGCCTGCCGCGATCGTCAGCGTATCGCGGACGAAGATGCGGTTGCCGTTCGGCTTCAGCTGCCCGGCCGCGGTGATCGTCAGGTTATTGTAGTGCATCTCCCGGCTAAGGGTCGTGAACGCCGAGATGGTCACGTCGCCATCTGAGGCGTCGCCGAAGAGCGAGTCGAGGAACGAGCCCGAGATCTGCGCCGCTGGGGTGCCGTGCGTGTGGTCGGCACGCGCGACATTGGAGCTAGTCCCCACGGCGCTTGACTGACCGTAAGCAGTCTCCGACACGACCGAAGACGCGAGCGGGATCGTCGGGGTTCCGTGGGTGTGATCCTGCCTAGCGACGTTCGTGCTGGTCCCCACGGCGCTTGACTGTCCAAATGCGGTCTCAGAGACGACCGACGAGGCGAGCGGGACCGTGGGCGTGCCGTGGCTGTGATCGCCGCGCGCGTAGTCCGTCGAGGTCCCCACGACCGGGCTGAGCCCGAAGGTCGTCT